TCCAACCTAGTTTCGTGGAGGAAAATCGCCATTCTCGAGACCGACGTAAACAGAAAGAACGTCGCTCCAAGCAAAACGGAACTACCCTCGGACGGCGTGTTAGGAAGTCACACCGATCCGGGATGAAACACAAATCCACTTCCCGGCGTAAGCGCAAGGACCGGTTCCAAGGGGTACGTATTGGTGAAGCCAAAAACCCAGGACCCGTCTTCTTCGAAAAGGTTGCGAATTGCGTACCTTTCGAAGTGACAAAGGTCGTCGAGTGCAAATACGGTTACTTATGTCATTGCCCAACCCATCGACACCCGAAAAAAGGAAAGATAAACCCGGCCATGAGACGAAAGCTCACTAAGATGAAAAGCGAAGGCAAGTTGGAATGGAAACCTGTCAAGTATGCTGTTTGTCAACATGCCAACCGGGCTAAAGACTGCGATAAGTGCCAACCTAAGGTTGGTCAAGCGCATTTCCACCATCCGGGCGAGGAGAAGGCCGCGCACCATTCAGTTAAGCTGTATGCTGAATGTTTAACACAACAGCAGAAACCTGAGAAAGTACCCGGTGAGCTGAGTGATTCCTCAGTCGAGACACAACCACACGTTGAATTAAAAATACCCACTGTTAGTGGAGACGAAACCAAGGTTGCAGCCCGACGAGAAGAATCCTCTGACCCATTGGACGAGAAACATGGAAGGGCACCCATGTCTCTTCAGGAGCCACAACCGTCCGCTCCTGAGCTCAAGGACCTGGAAGTTGATGTCCAGGTTATGCCCCCACCAGTGATGGTGGTACCTCATCCAGAAGACTTTGATGAATCGCATGGGGATGAGAAGGACGACGATATGCCAGCAGAGGAAGAGGTAGCTGGTGGATTTGATTACACTCTGGTCGACACCTATAGTATCGAGGAAAGGGTCATCAGCATGAATCTCGGTGCCAAAGAAATCACCGGATTCTGGACTAACTTGAAGAATGTCATCCGCAGGATGAATCCCTTACTCAAGGAAGTCGCTGATTTTCCTGAGATACCAGGTGCTTTCCACGGATCCTTACCAGTATCCACTTACGACACAACCCATTTTTCATATATATGGAAGGATGTCGATGGGTACAATCCAGGCAAAATCGTGGATCAGCACCGACGCACTGAATTTTTCAATTACGTACGCAGCTTGTATACCGATCATCGGCGTGGAGACGTGAACATGGATATGTTTCACGAGATCATGCGCGATGATAAGTTATTGCTGCCTAAGTATATCAATGCGGACGGTACTGCCATGGCCAGTTTGATTTCCCGGGTCAATTTCGTCGTCACCAAGCTACCAAGGTTTAGCCTTTATATACGACTACAAGATGTTTACATCAACACGGTAGCTTACGCTGTGAATTGCTTGACATACCGGTACGCCATGTTGAGCGCGTCCATGCCCGGCTCCTTCAAGCCGCATTTTCACAGCGGGCCAGCCTCCCGACGCCAGAGGTTCGGCCCATCTTCCGCGTAGGCGTCAGTGAAACAGACGAGAGGACCATTAAGAAAAAATTCGTCTTTGATCAACACTGGCGCGCCAGCGGTAAAGGTCGTGAATACTTTCAGGAGGGAGAAGTGAGATTCCCACATAGTTCTGTCTTTAAAAGAGACGGGACGTATAGGACTCTTTTCGGACCCTGTGTCGCTCACAATGGCGTCATTTTTGGCAACTCCAACGAAAACATTAGGTTGGCAATGCGGCGGATGACCGCGTGTAGGTTGCAGAAAATCGAAGCTTTTGGAGAACAGCATGAACTGTTGGACGGTGGAGAGTTCCATTATAACCTCATTAAGAATCAAACGAATTTTATAAAAAATCATTGGGGTATATTCATGGATATCTTCGCTAACTACCAGGACGTCCTGTCTAGATTCAC